CTATGAAGCATATAAAGATATTTGAAGATTTTCTTAACGAGAAGAAGCCTAACGTTAAAAAGAACGTAAAGAAGATTCAGAAGAAAATCAAGAAGCAGGTTAAGAAGGCAGAAAAAGAAACTGCTAAAGCAAAGGAGTTATCTAAATCCCCGGAAGTAAAAGATAAGATGTCTTCTACTCTGGCTAAGATGAAAGCACAACTAGCTCAGATCGAAACCCAAAAACAGTCGGTTAAGGCTCAGATTGAAATTAAGAAGGGTCAACTAAGAACTGCGAAAGATCAGGCAAAGGCTGCTAAAGAGATAGAGAAAAAAGCAAAAGAAACTAAAAAAGAAACGGGAGATAAATAATAATATGAGATTTATCAAACCACTTAACGAGAAGAAGCCTAAAGGCGCTCCTGAGTTTCATCACTCTGATGCACCTGATGCTGAAGGTAGATTTAAAGACCTGGGCATCAAGGATCTTGCAGCATGGTTAATTAAGACCAGAAAGAAGGATGTTAAAAAGATCAGTGGCTCTCTAACACAGCAAATTGTTTTTAATAGAGGCGATGACCCTGAATATGCAGAGAAAATGGAGAAGGTAAGAAAAGAGGTCTATAAGCAATTAGGTAGAGAAGATCTTCTAGATAAAATGGACGAGGCTGCAGGTTTTCAAGATTTCGATTTAATCAACTCATTCTTCTACGATGATTTCGCTAAGTTTGCTTGGAGAAACAGAAAGTCTATCAACAAGATGGAACACGAAGAGAAGATTCAATATCTACATGACGAGTACTATAAATCCCACGGTAAGAAACACCTAGATAGAATGAAAGGCGCTGATGAAACTGAAGTAGGTCAAGAATTACATAAGTTACTAGTAATGGATAACATTATTAAAGAGTCTGTACTTGAAGGTAAAATGCCAGACAAATATATTGGCAATGATGATATAGTTTATCTTAAAACTAAAGAGGATTCAAGAGGTGCTCATTACAACCTTTACTATAAAGGTCATGATATTGATGTAGGTGGCCGTAGATTTGGTAGTGAAAAAGAACTAGAAGATTTTGCTAGTAACTACATTTTATCTAACCAACTATATAGAAAACTAAGATATGCAGATGCAATACCTCTACCGGAATCTGTACTAAACGAAGAGGATTCATATAACGATTACCCAGCTGCTGCAGGTAAAAATGCACAGAAGGCAATTGATTGGAAAGAGAAGTACGGTAGAGACGAAGTACCTGCTGGAACTCCAGTTGGTTGGGCAAGAGCTCATCAACTAGCGAAAGGTGAAAAGATCTCAGCAGATACTGTAAAGAGAATGTCTGCATTTAACAGACACAGAAAGAATTCTAAAATTGCGCCAGAACATAAAGACGAACCTTGGAAAGATAATGGCTATGTAGCCTGGTTAATCTGGGGTGGCGACGAAGGTGTTGATTGGGCAATTGAAAAATCAAAAGAAATTGATGCTATGAAAGAAGCAAAACAATTTAAGTACATTAAACCACTACACGAAGCTAAATTCCCAGGTAGAAAGGGTGACTTCATTAAATTTAAAGATGAGTATTTTGATATAAAAAAGACAGCAGGCTCAACAGCCTATGTTAAATTCCCACATACTGCATCACATGCGTTTTCACAAGTATGGGACAGTGAGGTAACTCTTGCTGATGAACAGCATAAAGGTAAGAGAGTTTGGTTGATGGAAAGTAATCAGCTTAACGAAGGTTACTGGAGCAGCTATGAATATGACAACTGGACTAAAGAGAATGGTAAACCTAAATATCCAAAATGGGTAAAGACTACTCTAAAGGAAATTGTTAAGGGTGGATTCATGGACCCAGTTTACGATGCTGAACACAACTACATGGTTTTATGGTTAGGTTCATTTGATAATCAGAGAAGAGCAGAACTTTCTGCCTATGAGAAAAAAGGTATTAAGGAGTTTGGTAAAGTAGGCTATGAAATGGTTAGAAGATTCTGGAATGACTTAACTGGCTACAATATGTTCTCTATGATGGGAGCAATGTATGCGCTTGAAGTTTCTAAACATATTCAAGATAGAATAGCTAACGGTGAGCCGGTAGAGCCAGCTTACTATATGATGAAAGAATACTTCAACAACTTCGGTATGGACACTAAGAGAAGCAGAATTTTTAACGCTGCTTACGAGAAACTAGAGAAGTGGATAAAAGATAACAACATTAAAACTCTGTAATAATATATTAGTAAGATATATAGTAAAAATCGATAGAACCCCATGGCAGGAACTTATACTAAAACAATAACCTTCGCAGGTCCTAACAATCCAAACGGTGATAACTATACTTGGATTGATGTAAGTGGTGCAGCGTCACAGGGCTGGATTTCTTATTCACAAAGATCTGGTACTGACGAATGGGACTTTACAATAGAGACTTGGACAAATCCTAGCAGCGCTAGTAGATCTGCAGACTTTAAGGCTAAACATTGGCAGTGGACAAGTGATTCACAGACTAGCCTATGGGATTCTTTTACAATTACACAGTATAACGATAACTCGATTGAGGTAACGACGACTGAGGCTGCAACTTATACAGTAACATACCAAGCTGTTGCTAACTCATCTGACATTGTAGGCTCACACCCTAGTACAGTTAGTGGCGTTTCAGCAGGTAACTACACGGTATCTGGTCCAACATGGTCCGTAACAGGTATGACATTCATAGGATTCGCAGAGGGTGAAAGCTCTCAAGCACCTGCAAATATCCAACCTGGTGATGTGATTACAATTACAGGTGATAAAACTCTTTATGCTAAGTACGAGGTTACGGCTACGACTCAAGCAACAACACAGGCTACGACACAGGCTACGACTCAAGCAACAACACAGGCTACGACTCAAGCAACAACACAGGCTACTACGACCCAAGCCACAACGACTGATTCAGGCTCAGGCTCAGGTTCTGGTACAACAACTAGCTCTGGTTCTGGTTCTGGTGCAACAACGACTCAGGCAACGACCCAGGCAACAACCCAGGCAACGACCCAACTACCAACACCGTCAGTATTCGTTGATGGATACGAAGAGTTCTATGAGACTACAACACAAGAACCGTATACAGCTAATATAAGTAATATCAATAATCCTAGTTATGCGTGGACTAAAACCGGTAGTAAATTTGCAATCACGAGTGGTCAGGGAACTGATACAGTTATGGTTGAGTATTTCGGTTTTGCTGATTGTTCTGGAGAAGGAGACACAGGTTCAATCACAGTTACTGTTACAGGAACTAACCTAGCAGGTAATTCGGTTACAGTGTCTGATACTCTAACACTGATTGGTTGTGATTCCGGTGGTGATTACTTGGGTGGTTAAAAAGATAAAAGATTGATATGAGTTACGAATTAAGAATAGGAAATAATATAGTAGTTACAGAGAGTAGACGTAAAGCTACTCCTGTTAATATCAAGCTATGGTGGGAAGCTATCAAGGCCCTACCAAACTATGACTCTTTTAACTGGTTTTTAGTAGGAGGTATTCTTAATAATGAGTCTAAGACTATTGATCTTGACGTTCTTATTACTCCTAAAAATTCTAATAATTTTGATATTACGGAATATGAGTTATTAGAAAGTCTAATGACTAATGCAATGAGAATAGGTAGGGTTGATTATAGAATACAGGTAGACATTTCCGCAGGACCTATTATTGATGTAGCTGATACAACTACCGATTGGTATCGTATTGTTTGTTGGGAACAACATACTAGAATTATCGATGGCGCACCTGTTGTAAAAGCAGATATTAATACATGGGGAGGTACCGTTGAACAGATCGTCGGTAGAGACCTTTGGAGAATTAAGTGGTTAGATGAAAATGGATTAGGCAGACCATCTACAATACTTACAGATAAAGTAGCAAATAACAGTGTAGTCTCTATTAGCGTAGAGGACTATGTTGCACAGCTCGATATATAATAAAACAAAGAAAAAGTAAGCAAACATGGCTGCAACTTATACTAGAACAGTAAATTTCACAGGAGACGCAAACCCAAACGGTGACAACTACACTTGGGTGAATGTTGACAGCGCAAGTTGGGTGACTGTAGCTCAAGATGGTACAACAGACTCTTGGAACTTTACAATACAAGATTGGACAAATCCTAATGCAAGTACAAGATCTGCTCAATTTAAAGTACAACACTGGTTGTGGTCTGACGATACAGATAATACTAAGTGGGATGCTTTTACAATCATACAATACGCTACTGGTAATGTTGAGGTGACTACAACAGGAGCTCCAACTCCGACGGCGGCAACCACAACACAGGCAACGACTCTGGCAACTACAACACAGGCAACGACCCTGGCAACTACGACCCAAGCCACAACGACTGATTCAGGCTCAGGTTCAGGTTCTGGTACAACAACCCAGGCTACAACATTAGCAACAACAACTTTGCCAGTTACTCAGGCTACAACAACTACTCTACCTAATTCAATTACGTTAGATAGTTACACTGTGTCTATCGGTAACGCGGGAGGTGTTCAATTGATTGGTATGGACGTAATACCGACAGATTCACCTAGTAAAACATATTTAGTTGCATACGTACCTCCAACAAATCCAACGTCGCCAGCAGAGGGTACCATTACTTTCTGGGATGATGATACAGGAACAGGTACTCAGGTAGCAATGCCAAGTTGGATTAGTAATGTATCAGGTCAATGGACTGCTGGAAGCGGTACTGGTGCTGGTTCAGGTTATGTACAGTTTGAAGCAGATCCTGGTGCAGAAGATCCACTAATAAGATAAAAAATTAAGAGATGGCATATAGAACAGCATATATTAAAGTAACACACCCGGCAGACGCTAGTAAGTGGAAAATGATCTCGGTGGGTCAATTGTATAACGAGGGAACTGAATTAACACCTGCAACTACTACAACAGCTCCAACATCACCTCCTAGTGGCGGTGGCGGTAGCGGATGTCACTTAGCAGGTACAATGATTGAGATGGCAGATGGTACATTTAAGGCTATTGAAAACATAGAGGTTGGGGATAGCGTTAGATCAGCGTCTTATTCAGGTCTATCTCAAGAGGAAAATGCATGGACAACATGGTCTATCCCAATTGAACAGTTTGGAACTAATACATCGACGGCTACAGTTCTATCTATTAATGAAAGACAATTTAACGCATATAGAAATATAAATAACGGACTACTTAAACTTACATACGAACACCCGTTATTATCTCAAAAAGATGGTGTGGTTGCATATAGACAGGTACAACATCTAGCGGTTGGTGATTCACTTTGGTATAAAAATACAAATGGGGTAATGGAGTGGTTAGAAATAACTTCGATTGAATTCGAGCAACTTGAAAATCAGGCAATCTTCAGCACTTGGACTATTAATGTTGAGAATGAAGATGGATATTTCGCTAATGGAGTTGCTGCCCATAACATTGAAGACGTATTAACAGAAAAAACAGACGATCCATTAGATCCGGAAATAGCAGAATAAAGATATATAAACTAAATAAATTAAAACAAGATGGCTAAAAAAATACTATCATTCGAGGAATATGCTGCAGAGTTAAAAGCTGCTGGTATATCTGAAGAAGAAATCGATGAGTGTCCATGTGGCACCGACGAAGAAGGTAACTGCCTAGAGTGCGAAGAGGGTACTGAGGCTCCTGCTGAAGAACCAGCTGAAGAAATAGAAGACGAAGAAGATGATTCTGACGACGATACTGATGATGTTGAAGACATTGACGACGAAGACGATTCTGATGATGAAGACGAAGATGACGACGAAGACGATGATGACGACGATGAAGAAGAAGATGAAGACGATGATGAAGAAGAGTCTGAAGAAGCTGGCGAAGAAGAAGTTGCAGAAGAACCAGAAGCAGAAGGAGAAGAAGTAGAAGCTGAAGCTCCGGCGACTGTAGAAGAAATGTTATCCGAAGGGTATAACAAAGTAAAAGAGGCTGCATGTGCTTATGAAAACGATGAGTACCAAGACCACACTTTAGAAATGTACATGAAAGAGAACGCTGCACTAGTTGCTACTCTTGCTGCGAAAGCAATGGAAGAGGGTTACGGTGAAGTTAAAGAAACAGAATTAACTCAAGAAATGTACGAGGCTATGTGCAATGAATTAAAAGAAGCATACGGCAAAAAGATTGAAGAATTAAAAGAAGCATACGGCGCAGGCGCAGAGTAATATGAAATACATTAAACCACTTAACGAGGCAAGACAGGCTCCGGCAAAGAGATTATTCAAAGATGTTGTGAAAGGCAACACTACCTCTATTGAGGGTCAGAAGATCTCTAAGGAAATGGCTCAAGCTGCATTAGACTGGTTTGATAGATCTGTCTACGCTAGAAAATACGCTAACCAAGTTCAAAAGGCTGGAATGGGCGCAGTAGCTCCACTAATCTTCGGTGACTATTGGGGTATTAAGAAAACCATTGGTTCTAAACTAAAAGCAGAATTCAAAGAGTTACAACAAGTATATAAGAGAGAAATGGCTGAGTCAGCTATCAATGAGTCAGACGCAACTCCTACTATGTTATTAGCACAAGAGATCGAAGGTGCAGAATACCACATGGCATTTGGTGACGGTGAGTCGGTTGAGGCTCGCTCTACTAAAAAGACATGGGACGATGGCGTACCAGTACTTAAGTATATCGCAAGAGCTCCTAAGAAGACCGTAGACATACCAAAAGGTAAGTTCGAGGTAGTTATTGACGACAAATACGGATGGTACTACTGGCAAAACAGAGGCGTCTGGTATGGTATGGAACAAGACGAAGATATTGCACCTCCATTTGAATACTAATGAGAAAAGCAAAGCAAATCTTTTGGGAGTACTGGATTAAACCCTGGAAACCAGTATATTAAGTTTTAGAAACTTTTAAGAAAGTCTATGTATAATTAAAGTAAACATAGACTTTTTTAGTATGCCAAGAATACCCGTTGACTTAATCTATATGCAGATGGCTTATCAAATAGCCAAGCTCTCGTATGCCAAACGTAGACGCGTTGGCTGTGTTATCGTGAAAGATACACAGATTATATCAACTGGCTATAATGGTACACCACATGGCTTTGATAATGGCTGTGAGGAAGATCAGATTAAAACCATTGAGAACGAAAACCACAAGAAAGTACTAGAAGAAAAGGGTTACTCTTGTGATGATGGGTGTTGTTCTAAAGAGGTTACTAAAAGAGAGGTCTTACATGCTGAGTCTAATGCCTTGGCAAAAATCAGTAAGTCCACGCTCAGCTCAGACGGCGCAGATCTTTATACGACTACATGTCCCTGCTTCGACTGTGCAAAACTAATCATTCAATCAGGTATTAAAAGAGTATTCTACTCAGAGGATTACAGAGATATGTCAGGTGTAGACCTATTAAAACAAGCAGGTATCGAAGTTAAAGAGGTAATATGTTGGAACGCGGAGTAACTCAAATTATAGACGACGCACTCGAGCAGAACATATTCGGTGATGCATTCCTATTTAGAGAGGGGCAGCGAGAAGTTGTGGAGGCTATCTGCAATCACTATCTGCAAGACCCAGAAGGCACGGTTATCTTAGATGCCCCAACTGGAAGCGGTAAATCACTAATTGCTATGTGGTCCGCGCACGTCTTAAAAGAACTCGGTAAACGAGGCTATCTCGTCACATCCGATCTCATGCTGCAAGATCAGTATGAAGAAGACTTTAAACAATTCAAATTAGATTGGCCCAGTATCAGAGGAGTAGACAACTATAACTGTAATGTAAACGATCTACCATTCTCTCTTGCTGACTGTAAGATGAAAGGTATTGGGTATGAACAAGCCGAGAAACTAAAATGCTGGGGCACCTGTGGCTATCTTCAGGCTAGGCGGCGCGCGAAGGAGCTACCTGTAGCTCTCTTCAACTATTCATATTATCTAATACAAAGGAATTATGTAGAGGATAAGATGCAAGAACAAGACAGAGAGATACCATTTCCTATTAGAGACTTTGTATTCTTTGATGAAGCACATAAGGTAGACAGTATTGTACAATCACACTTTTCACCTAGAATAGATGTGGGTACACCTAAGATATTTAGAGAGGTAAACAAGTTTGTACAGAAACATGCAATTGATGCTGCCTGGGTATCTGAGAACAGAATAGCAGATATTGTCGACCGCTTAATGCGGGAAGACGATCACCTAGAGTTAATGAGGCACATCAGCGAGTTCAGAGGTATTGCCGTGGTATATCGCAGGGTCAGATCTGCGGCCTTAGCCCGCAGTAAACGCCAGTATAAGAATGGAGATGTCCCTAAAGAATGGCAGACTTTTTTTGGGCGAATGGATAGACTTAAAGACATTTGGTGCAAGTTTGATGACTATCATGACATAATTAAAGAACTCGGCACTGATGCGATCGTTATTAAAAGAGGAGAGACTGAAACTCAATTCTTATGTTTGGAAGAGGCAATGATGATTGAGAAGTTCTTACAGAAGAAGAGTGGTTTTAAAGTCTTTATGTCTGCAACATTGGGTGATATTAGAGCATTTGCAAAACATACTAAGATGGGGAATGCTAAAGTTATTAGAATGAGTAATAATTTCGACTATAAAAAATCCCCCATCGTTTTCGTCAACAGGCACAAATTGTCTTTTAGAGAACGCGAACAAAATCTCCCCAAGGTAGTTGAAACACTAGACAAGATCTTAGAGAAACATAAAGGACAAAGTGGAATTATTCACGCCGGTTCCTATGACTTCATGGACTACATCAACGCTAAATCAAAACACAGATTTAGTTTTGTCACCTATGACTCTGCGAAAGAGCGTAGTGGTGCGATCGATCTGTTCAATAAAGTAGACGGCAAGGTGTTGATTGGACCCTCACTGCTAGAGGGACTGGATTTAAAAGACGAGAAGTCTAGATTCCAGATCTTTTTTAAAGTACCATACCCATCATTAGGCGATCCACTTGTGAAAGCCAAGATGCAGGCGTTCCCTGGTTGGTATGATTGGAAAACAGGTATTGCCATTCAACAAGGAGCTGGTCGTAGTATCAGATCTAAAGATGATTGGGCAGTCACATATATACTGGACGCGTGCTTTAGAAGCCTGATAAATAAAGAGGGATTCTTTCCACCGTCATTCGAAGAACGTATTAAAACAATTTATTGATGGGATATACTCTACAAATCATAGATAATTTTTACAATAACCCAGATGAAGTTAGGGCTCATGCGCTTGCCCAAGACTTTAATGTTGACGGCAACTATCCAGGACACAGAACTAAACCTCATCTAAACCAATCAACGAAAGATTGGGTTGCACACCACTTAGGTGGAGTACATGGTGAGATTTACTGGCCAGACGATCCAGATAGCTACTGTGGTGCTTATCAATACACTACATCTAGAGATCGAACATGGATTCATGCAGATAGTACAACAACATGGGCTGGTGTTATTTACCTAACCCCAGACGCACCAGTCTCTGGTGGTACTGCTTTATACAGACATAAGAAGACTGGATTAGAGACGCCACCTAGACTACCTAATGGAGAGATAAATGAGTCTCTACTTGGTGAGATCTATACAGATAGCCAAGATTATACTAAATGGGAAGAAACATGTAGGGTAGGTAATGTATATAATAGATTGGTATTATACCGAGGCGATTTCTTCCACGCTTCATGTGACTATTTTGGCACTACTAAAGAGAATGGCAGATTATTTCAAACACTATTTTTTAACACAGAAAAATAATATGGGATTTAACAAACTAAATTTACCGGATGTAACACATCTAAAAGAACAACTAGCAAAATGGGGTGAAGAAGACTTCACTGCCTATTGGAAAAACCTCTTTGAAAAGAGAGACGCGATTTGCGGACCAACCGAGTCACATGACTTTATTAAACTTTTTCTAAATCGTGAGTATAACTATAGAACAACTGGTCAACTCGAGCTTGACTTTGATTGGACAGATATTTAAAAAAACAAATATGAGTACGACGGAAACTAAAGAACAAGTGCTAGTATGGTCTAAGACCGAACGCGCTGGACAAATTGTTACTGTTGATAAGAAAGAGGGTGACTTCACTTATTTCACAGACGGAACTAAAGTATTTACTAATGTAATAAACGAAGTTTTGACAGAGGCTAAAGATATGGCTGACGCAGAACGTATGGCTCCGATCTACGGTAATAGTGTTGGTGTGGCAGAGCCACAGAGAGACCCTGAACCAGTAACACAGAAGAAGACACCAGTTACTACTAGTACTGGAGAAACTGATGTGATGTTAGAGATGTTGAAAAAGGTTAGTGCTAAAAACACAATCGAAATGCCTCTTAATCTAAACATACCATCAACAGAAGTATACGAATTGTTCAAAGATCAAATGGATATTACTAAGGCTGATTTGAATGAGCATATTTTAGCTCTTGTATTAAGCCAGATAGATAACCTACAAGAACAATTAAAACCACAAGCAGAAGCATTCATTAATAATTACTATAATGGCAGAACAAACACAAAATCCACAAGAGCAAACAAACCAACAGGCTCCGCCCCCGATATTAACTTCTAGAAAGCAGAGAAGATATATGATGAAGCAGCGCGGTATATTAAGGTATATCAGCAAGCTGCCTTTTTTAGGTGAAACCAGATCTAGAATTAGACAAGAGAATATAGAGAATGGTAGAAAGCTTCATCAGATGCACCTTGATAGAATTGAGCAGGCTAACGCTGAGAGGCTGGAAAGAATCTTAGAGGGCTACACCAATGAAGAGGGTGAGAAGGTTCCAGGTTTAAAGGATAATTGGAAAGAACAAGGCTATAATCAAAAAGAGATTGATATGCTAGAAGAAGCATGGTCACTCTCTGTGATTAAAGATAAAGAGACTTATCAAGCTGATAAGAAAAAGAGAAGAGCACTACAAAAAGAGGCAAAGGCTTCTAGAGACGCTCGACAAAAATAAACTGATTAAATGATTACGATTCAAATAGAACCAGCAGACAATGGTGTGCTAAAATTCCTTATTGACGATAATGTTAATGGAGGGGGTGAAGAATACACATCAAGAGTTGTTTACGACTTTGAAGGTGTTGCTGGTAGAGCAACCCAGGTAAAATTTCTAAAAGATCTGGTTTTGGACTTAGGTCTAAGTGCGGGTAGTGACCTGGATCGTGATTGTTTAAAGATTATGACAGGTTGGGGTAAACAATATACACCCAATGATGTTGAATTAAAAAATAAGATTTCAGAGTTAGAAAAAGAATTAAAAAGACTGAAATCTTTGGAGAAGAAATGACACTACAAATAGAAGGTGTTTGGTGTAAAACTAGAACTGAGTTTGAGAGATTAGCAAAGTCAGGTGACTATGATTTAACTATATCCTATTTTGATATTGTGAATAGGTTGGTTAAGTCAGACCCCTTTAGCGAGGAGCCGTCTGACATTATAGTTTCACTCTATATTAGAAAGCTAATTCAAAAACTAGTCGACGATCGTTTAGAAGCAGGTGAGAAGAGCGCTAAGCTACTCTACATGTTTAAGAATCTAAACTCGGAGGCAGTTTTAAATTTTAAGGATTTTATCACAGATTTAACTCCTGATGAAGCTCCCTACAATATGGATCTAATTATTATCAACAGATGTGATTACCCTAAAAGAGGAGTACTCAGTAAGTTTGATAATGTTAGATTTATAGACCATGATTAAACATAAGTTATTTACAAAAGGTGAATACGTACAAGCTTTAATCTCGACTACACAAAACCCTAACGTACTTATTCCGGTTCGAGCCTTAATTTACGACGTTAAATTTGACGACGTAAATCCTAGGTATCAACTTCGTATTAAGAAATTCTATGACAATATAGTATTTTTAAAATCTTATCTATTTGGTGGTAGGTTCATCAGAGATTTTGAAGGTAAAGAGACTCGCATTAATTTAAAAAGACAAGAGTATAAAACTGTTAAAGAGTTAGAAGACAGAGTCTTCGATGGCGAGAAGTGGCAGCAATATCTAATTACGGTCGATTCAGTTTTTTGTGTAAAGACCAGAGGCGAACAGGTAGAACTGTTTAATAAGATACAAGACTTTCAAATAGAAATGGCTCTAAAGCAAGTCTACGAGCTCACAAATCGATCTACATATACAGGTCAATTTAACTTCCATAGTAAAGGTGAATACATTAAAGCACTAGAAAAGTTTTTAGGAGATAGATACCCTAAAGCTAGTGATTGGGCAGATACTGTACTTTATAGACCCGATCATACAGAATTAGACCGCGGAGAGTGGGTCTAAATATAATATCCTGATACATAGTCAGATATATAATAAAAACAAATAGTGTTTAGATGCCAAATTATACCCTAGTAGGAATTACACCGACAGCTCCACCTAAATATGCATATAAAGATTATGATACTGGAGATGCAATTGTAAGCGATGTAGAACTTAATGCTGATGGCACGGTGTACATTCCGCCTGCAGATAATGTTGAAGCGCAGGTTAACTCTGAGAAAAAACCATTAGGTGCTCCACCAGAAGAGCCTAAAGATGTAGTTATTCAAGGTAATACTACTAAGGAGACTACGCCTGGCGCTAGACCAGTTAGAACAGGCGCTACGACTGGCACTGAGTCTACTGGTCCATCTTCTATATTTGGTAATAATCCTTTACAGGCTAGATCGTATAAGATTAAAGACGGTACACCAGACACAATTACTGGTGTAAACTCTGTTAGATCTAAGTCTAATGCATGGGCACTATTATCTTACAGAAACCATGCTGGTGGTGTAACCGAGGACGATCCAAAATACTCAGACTGGAATGCTGCTACAGTTTATACAGACCAGGACAACATATTAAACCCAACTGCTAACCGTATTGTAGAGTGGTCACAAAATCATGGTGGTGTTGGATTTACTTATGGTTATAGAGATTTTATCCAATGTGAGCACTACGGTCAGATTTCAAATGATTACATGGTGACACTGAGAAGATTTTCATTCCCTATCGGAGATGATATTCTAAACGCTAGATCTTTTGATGATAAAGGTCAGAAGTTAGATGTATCTGAACCTGATTTAGCGAGAGCTATTACTTGGTTATCTCCAGCATTGGGTAATGAGCTAAAAGATATTTTAGGATTTGGAACTGGTTTTGGTTGGTCTGAAGTTGAGTCTTCAGTACAGACTTTATCGGGTGCAGGTGCTGAGAAAAGAAGAGGTGCTTTAGGTGCAATGATTGACGGTAGCCCGATTGCAAAAGGAATGGAGGCAGGTGCGAACGGATATAGTGCTGCTCAATCAGATTACGTCAGAGAAAAAGGTTCTGGTTTTGACCCACTAAGTTCTACATATCCTAACCACGTATACGGTCCATATAATGCTATTAAGCAGGTATTAGCAAGAGATGATAAAGGTTTAAAGTTTGATAGTGAATTTACTCTTAATTTTTACTATGACTTAAGAGGCTTTGAGAGTACATCGCCAAGAGTAGCATTTATGGACACCTTAGCAAACCTATTAGCTATGACATATAACAATGCTCCTTTCTGGGGAGGTGCTACTAGAGGTACTGGTTCTGGTACTACAGGTAAGCCGATCGGTGATTTTAATATGTTAAAGTCTGGTGACTATTCTGGCTACTTAAAATCTATCGGTACTCAGTTAAAGTCAATGGGTGGTAATATCATGAAAGATCTAGGAAATGGGATTGGCGGTGTTTTAAAGGGTGACCTTAACGCACTAGGAGATTCAAAAGTATTAGATAACTTAATCGGTGGTTCGCTGATGAAGTTAATGGGTTCTCCATCTGGTGGTGACGTGATTAAAGCGTTCTTAACAGGTGACCCAACAGGACAATGGCACTTAACGGTGGGTAACCCAATGAACCCAATGATGGTTTGTGGTAACCTGTGTTTAGAGTCTTCAAAGTTTGAGTTTGAAGGTCCTCTAGGTTATGAGGGTTTCCCAACAAGATTAAAAATGACAGTTAGCCTAAAACCAGGTAGACCTAGAGATAAATCAGAGATTGAGTCTATGTTTAACGCTGGTAGAGGTAGAATGTATCTACAACCTGAAGTTGAAGGTAAAGGCCTAGACGACGTAGTAGATATGTCAGCATACGGAAATAAAGATAGAAGCAGAATGCAAGGTGGCAGATTCGAGAGCCGCTCTGACATGGCACATGGTTAATAGATTATGAATTTTAAAACACTATTAAGAAAGACCAAAGATACTGTTAAGCTACACTTAACACAATCTACATTTATGTGGGATGTGGCTAATGTGAAAGATGATATTGTATTGAGAGAGCATGTTGTCAGAGAGGATGAGGTGACTAGACCTGATCTAATCGCATTAGAGTATTATGGTGGCGAAGAGTTTGTAGAGTACTTGTTAAAGTGGAATGGTATCTCAGATCCATTCTCTTTACAGCCTGGTGATATATTAGAAATACCGCCAAAGGGTTTAAGCACTTCTACTCTACCCAGACCAGTTGGTGTGGTTGAAGAGGATAATCCTATTAAAAATCAATTTATGCAGACTAAGAATGATAGACTGCCTAAGAAAGATCAGAGAAGACTGGATGCCTTAAAAAAGAGATACAACAAAGATGTACTCTTACCACCTAACGTAATTGCTCTTGGTAAAAAGAACTACAAGTTTGATAAAGAGGGTAACATTATTCTAGGAGCGCAAGCCCAGAATGCAGATGTTAATCCTGCTAACGTACAAGACCCTGTCGTAGAAGCTATTCTAGCAGATTTAGGTTCACCTACTGGATTAGGAGGTGGCACTGGAATTACATCAGGTAGTGGCAGTGGCTTTGGTGGCGGTAGCGGCCTCACGGAAAATCAATTAGATAAACTATTAAATAACGGGCAAGGACCTAAATCTAGTGGGACAGGCTCTGGCAAAGGTGGCAATACAGCCACTAATTATGGTGGAGGTAAACCGGATGGTACTTCACCACAGGGCTCTAACAACGCCGATGGTGTGTCTAACGACGGTGCTCCGTGTAAGTAATAAAGAATGAATTTAGATAATCACATTTTAGCAGTAGTAGAGCCAGCTATTCTACCTACTGAAATTAAGTTCGATGCGTTGACCGAAGAGTCCGGCTCTGAAAATGTAGACAAGCAGTCTAAAGAGGTCGGTGTGATGGAACCATTTATTCTGTGTAACGATATTATTATTCCTAGGAATGACATTTTAAATATCGAACTAGAACTAGGTGGTACTACTCCAAGATGTACTGTTACATTCAACGATAGAGAGGGTAACTTCACTGTAGACTCTGTACCTAGAGACGGAGACTTCTTTACATTATTATTAAATTCAAAAAACCAAGAGACCTTTAAGTCGATTCACATGGACTTTGATATAATTGAGGTTGATACTGGTGAAATGCCTGGTAAAGTACCTGGTGGAAGACCGATTACACTAGAGGGTCTTTCTAAGATTCCAAAGCTATTTGGCGAAGAGTGTCAAGTATTAGACGCAGATACTTCTTTAAACCACCTAGAAAAATTGGCAAGAGATTTACAGATAGGCCTTGCTACAAATGTAGATGCAACCGATGACTCACAGTCTAGAATTCAAGCATACGAAACATACCTAGACTTTATTAAGTCAATCGTAGGTGATGCGTATATCTCTGATGATTCATTTGTAAAATACTATATTGACCAGTACTACTACTTAAACTTTATTGATGTCAATAAAATCTTTAATGCGCCTAATGAGTCTCTAGAAGATGTGATGAAATCTTTAACAACTACTTCGATTTCAGAAACATCACAAAAAGGTACGCCGGAAGGAGACACAGATCCAGATAATCTTGAGGTACCTTTCTTGTTAACTAACCACATGGACTTTGACTCTGTAAACTGTTTTATTGAAGAGCATCAAGTAATTAACAACTCACAACAAATTAGTTTAGCAGCAGGTAACTCTAGAAATATACAGTACTACGACAATAACTCAGATACTGGAGATAGATTTCAAGAGTTTACAATTGAGCCCCTACAAACTGAAGAGTTATTAGATAGCGAGATGCCGTTAAAGGGTAACCCTAAAGACGAGAGGTATAAAGATCAAGTCAAGTACAAATATATGGGTAGACAGAATGCAGGTGATGATGGCTTAGGTAATACACACCCAAATGCACTGTATACTAAACTACATAATAAACAAAACGAATTAGAGGTTGAAAAGATGAAGTTGGTAGTGAAATGTGCTGGCTTTAATCCTGCTGTCTATAAGTTTTGTAAAATACCGGTCTTAATGTATCATTATGATGCTATTAAGATTGAAGCTGAAAAAACAGCGGATAGATTTAAAGAAGAGGCTGGATTAAAAGATAAGCCGGTTGGCATTGAAGAGACTACTAATGTACCTGAAAAAGACTACAGCCAAATGTTAGATAAATTCTTATCTGGACACTATATTGTTGAGAACATTGACTATATCTACACAGCTGATAAAGGTATGCAGACTAAAATAACCCTGATTAGAAGAGAGTGGCCAGTTAGATCTAGTACACTAAGGCCAGAAAATTAAGATAGATAATACATGGAACCAGCAGGTAAAAATAGTAGAAACGCCTTTAGAAAGGGAGCTAGAACTTCGAAGATTCATGAGGATCCGACGTATCTAACTTTTATGTTTCTGTTTCATCAGTATGACCACTCAAGTGTGTCACACTCTCCCCTATTTGATGGTAAGGCAAAGAGCTATTTAGAAAATGTTGTTAGAGAAAAAGTAGGTGCACCTCTAGTAAAAAACCTAGATAACTTCACAAATGTTTTGATGAAAGTTAACAGGGAGATGCCTTGGTTCTGGCAAGGACTAAAAGGTATTGAAACTGCACTTAACTACGGTGATATGAAAGAGCCGTGGAGAGGAGCTGAAAAACCAGTACTTGAGATTGAGTGTCTTGAAGAGAATGTTGAGTTGACAGCAATCGGACTTATGGATTTATACAAGAGAGCCTGTTTTGATTTTGAAAGATATGTGGAAATCGTACCTAGAAACTTAAGAGAGTTTTCAATGGATGTTTATATCTCTGAGATCAGAGAGTTTCAAAAAGATACTAATGCTAGGAATTTAGGCATTACAGATAATCCTGATTCTAGACTAAGCGGTCAATCTGGTGGAGATTCTAGAGAATTACACCCTATTTTTAACTCAGATTCAGTGGGTACTTCGGAAGATTCAAGACCACATATTGCTTTAAGGTTTACACACTGTGAGTTTGATATTAACTCTATTGCAGACTATTTTGCAGATCTGTCTAGAAACCCAGAGGCTAAAAGACCTACGATTAAAATCAAATGGGGTACATGTAGACAGATTGGTTCTAGACTAGGACCTAATATGTTTGACGAGAATAGAAGCGCTGAGAGTCTACCAGCTAGAACTAAACAACAATTACCATCTGCGATCGACCCAGCACAGATACCTTTAAATAGAAAATATCCAGAAGAGAAATTCGGGCCGCTAGGTGATGCACTTTCAAACCAAAACGTAAATGGTTCTCCAGAAGAGAGAGCTAGAGTCCGTTTAGGTGATGTGGTAAAAGAGAACTTAGGTAAAGTGGTAGATGAAATAGAAGATACTGCTGCTGGTATACAAGCACGTGTCAATAATACTATTGATAGCTTCTCGCTACAGCCAAATGGTATTGGTAATGTACATGGTAATATCATACAAGGTGTTGCCGGTGGATTACTAGATAGAGCTGGTGAAAGCTTAACAGCTAGACTACTATTAGATAACGTACATGGTGCTAATTTAGCGAGCAATGTACAAGATGCAATTAATGGCGGACTTATTAACGCGATCGGTAACCTAGTCGGTAGCGGCGGTGGCAATCCTACAGGAAGTGCCCTAGCCGGCGGCTTTGGTGGCGGTGGCGGTAATGTCGGTGATAGAATTCATCCAGCTGGAGTGGATTCTACGCCAGATGGAAACATACAAGAAAGAGTATATGAACCTGCTGTAGACTCTACACCAGACGGAGGGTTAAATCAGAGGATTCACGAACCGGGTGTAGATTCAACACCAGATGGAAACTTAAACGAAAACGTACATGAATAACGGTGAATTATTTAGAGACAACTTACGAGAGACTCACTGGCTTGGTGAAGTGGTTATCAATGAGGATCCGCTTCTACAAGGTCGCTGTCGCGTAAAGGTATTCGGTAAATTTGACAAACTACCAGACGACCAGATCCCATGGGCAACTCCCATGAACAGAGATCAGGTAGGTGCACACTCTGTGCCTAGAGTTGGAGATATTGTTGCAGTTAGATTTGACAACGGTAACATCTATCACCCAGAATACTGGTTCCAAGTAGACCAAAATGATGACTTAAAGGCAGATATTCTAGAAGCATCTGACAAACCGCATGATGTTATTTCATTAGTATATGATGCAGAAAGAAATGTAAGAATTTACCACTCACCAGAAGATGGTCTTGTAATTACAAGAGGTGAGGGTAAGAAAGAGAGACCTATGCTTCAAATTGACGAAGAGGGCTTCATTAAGATTTCAACCGATGCAAAAGTTTTCTTAGACTGTGGTGACATTTTCGTATCTAATACAGGGGAGTCTGGCGCAGACGAGACCGAACCTGCAGTGAGAGGTCAATCTCTACAAGACTGGTTACAGGCTCTACTTGATGACTATAATGCTCACATTCACCCAACTGGTGTAGGACCATCAGGTCCTCCGATGCCGCCCACTCCGGCAACAGTTGCAAAATTATCTAGCACTCATATTAACTATCAACAAAAGAATAAGTAACCATGCCCGCACTTTGGCCAAAATTTATTCCTGAGTTAGCTAATACACTTACGAGTCAGCAGTTTACAAAACCTGGTGGGATGGGTATCTCATATCCAAAGCCAGAGCAGGTTTCAGAGATAGGTAATCCACTTAACGCTGCGCTAAAGTCTAATCAAGCAGACTACATTAACGCGTTCGATCCAAATCCACTTTCAGGTAGATATGACTTTGGTAAGCAGGTGGCTCAACACTACTTGGACGCTGTCAAGAACTTGGCAATGACCCACGTTGGTGCGGTACATATCAATAATCCCGCAGCTGAGTTAATCTTAAAAGAGGGGTATGGTATTGCATTCGAACGACTCTTAAGAGAGGGTGACCTACCTCTATTTGACCAATATGATGAAGAGGGCAATTTAATTGAGATGGGTAAAGAGTCACATCCTGCCTATGCAGATTTCTGTCCAACCGAAGAGGAGACTAAAGGTCCTGATTTAGAAGAGTTAGAAAAAGAGAATGATGCTGCGTTTAATAAATTCGTAGAAGAGGCTAAAGACGAGTACGATCTACATAGATTTAGATTCTTTCATTTCCCATGTTTAAGCGGTAATGAGACGCAAGAGGAACTAGAGCAGATCTTTGCATCTAGACTACTACAACAATTTGAAAAGATTACTAATAAGAATACTAAATGGGAATTCTATATTTGGCTAGCATGTCTGGGCTCTGAGAACTACAGCAACAGTAGTGGGTTTGGTGGTAGCTGGTCTGGACTACCCTATCCTAATATCAATACGACTGCAAGAAACGATATTGAAGATGCTGGCTATAATTGGAAAGACCTAGCGGATAATGTCAGTAAACTTTGTATTGACGCAATCCATGAAGTACACCCAGAGGACGAGGAGAACACATGGACCTTCTTTAACACCGCACATCTAAAACAGAGAATTCAAAAGAACCCAACTGGAGCTATCACTCTACCATACGAGCTTGAATGTCCGTTAAATGAATATAAGATTCAGGTGGCTTTTGATTTTGAAAACACAGAAGACTACCCGAGCCCAAGACCGAAGATTCTAACATCTAATGTAGTGGCTACTTTTAGCTGGTACCCTGGCGTTAGGTCTGGTATATTTACAGCGAACGCTGAGGGCGTGGTGACAAATGCACCTAAGTTTATTAAGTCTAAAAATTGGGTAAAGAATAAGTATGAGAAAGATGAGTGGGAGAAGAAGTGGAGAAAGGTGCCTGAGAATAAACTAAAGGCTGCGTCTAAAAAAGCAGATGCACAGAAAGCGTTCTTTCAAATTAACCCAAAACCAGAAGGTACTCTATTCAAGTATGAGTACCACAGAGCTCTATGTGCGAAGAAGGCTGCTGACGCATGTGAAGAAGACTTAGCAGAAGTGCCACATCCATGGGAACCTAGCGGCTCAACTCCAGGTGGTAAAACCTATAGTGGAGATCCGTATATGATGATGGCGAGAGTGACAATTGCATACTGGTATGCCTGTATTGTCAAACCGTTTCAGCCAGTGACCCCAGCTCCACCTGCTCTGATTCCACCACCATTAACAGGTATTTACATTCCAATTTATTATGGTAGTGCAAATCGCCTAGCAAACAATCTAAGAAGAGCATGGAATACAGGTAAATCATTTAAGGTACCTGGAACTCAGCAACCAGCCTCAATGGCAACGGCAACAGCAGTAGCAGGCGCGTATGCTATGCACCTGCTAGAATTTAAGCTGCTTTATCTTGGTGGTATTCCAACACCAGTCGGACCTGTGCCGATGGTCGGCTTTGTGCCAGTGGTATTTTAACCCCAGTCCTTTTCGAAAGTGTACCAATGGTCTGCAGACGCACAGTCGCGCAGAGCGTCGAGAACCATATAAACCTTTTCGTCAATTGTTAAGTTGTTTAGAACGGCTCCTACGTGCATCTCAATGAGAAGATCGTCCTTGAGATAAGTAGATACATGTTTTGCAATTCCAGTTGCAAGTCGGTAAGCGTTGTCTTCAACACCTTGGTATCTGCTACCGGCATAATACTCTGTATAAGTGTCTACTTCAGACGCTTGCTTAATCATCTTGTCCCAGAGTTTATCGCCGAGTAGATCTCGAACCTCTTGACAGATGGCTTGAATTTGATCTTTGTGTTTTAAGACGGCTTGGTAGCCTAGACCACCAATACCGTTACATTTGATTTCTTTGTAGTTAAATTGATCCATATTATTTGATGATTTCGATTGTTATGTTTTTGAAAGTATCTTCGAGCTTGTAAGCTTTGTCAGCCCAAGTCTTAGATCCAATAGAATTCCAGTGGCCATGGTCAGCCATCTTCGGGTAAGAAGAGTGAATAGTTCCGATCTTGATGTTTTCCAAGACGGTGTTTTCAGCGATAACGAATTTGTTACCCTTAAGAGCCAAGACAGTTACATAGAAGTCGCTATCAGGCAATTGAACTTCGATCGTTTGAAGAGCATTCTTCTTCCAGTTAGTAACCACACGCTCGAGAGTAGTCTCGTGATCGGAAATAGTCATGAAACCAGCACGACATTTAGAAACCGTACGGAATTTGTAAGTTGTAGTGTTCCAGTCTAGACCGTAGTTAGTAGTATGGAATTTGTGCATTTTACCACCGATGTTTTGATTGATCGAGAAGGTGGTTTTTCCAGTGATCTTGCAGTTGTGTTCTTGAATTGTCATTTGTTTAACCGTTTAATTACAGTACTAATATACGAAAAATATCTGACATAAAAAAATCTAGAGGCAATTATTTTGCAATTATTTTGCTAGGATAGATATAGTATAATCAAAGTCTACCATTATCCTTAGAAAGTTACTCATATTGATGTCATTTGTCCTACTAATAGCCCATATTATTCAGGACAAAATGATAGTACATGAGAAGTACATTTACACTAAAAGAGCGACAGTAGCCGATGTGGTTAATAACGCTAGTTCACAAAGATTTCTAAAGGATTCTTTAATGGATAAAAATCCACCATATCGACAACCGTTCATTCAGGTTAAAATGTCACCACTTAATTTTAGAATAATTGGCTTGACTACCGAGGTAATGCCAGGTGTATATTTAGTTCAATTAAATAGTCAATATCCTGTAGAGAGATTACAAAGAACGTTCTTCCATGAACTGGTTCATGTTTATCAAATGCATAATGGCCTGCTAAAAGAAGGCATGGGAATTGTATTCTGGATGGGTCAACTCTCTACATGGCAACAACCATGGGGAGAAAGAGCTTGGGAGATACATGCTGAAAAATGGACCGATGAGATGTTTGTACCAAATGAACCTATTTGTGAATAGAATATATAAATTATGAAAACACCGATCATTAAGTACAGTGATAAGTTTTTAGACCGTATTGGTCTATTTATGAAAATTGGCGGAATTACTCTTTGGCCTTTTATTATTCTAAGAGAGATTTATGATGTATCTCCACCTTGGAGAAGAAAGGCTGCTAGAATAATTAACCATGAGTCGATTCATATTAAACAACAAGAAGAGATGTTAATCTTACCCTTCTATCTATGGTATATTACCGAGTGGATGATTAAGGTACCTATCTATTTCTCATTCCAAAAAGCTTATTACAATATCTCTTTTGAAAGGGAGGCTTATGACAACGATGATAACTTAAGTTACCTAAGTACTAGAAAACATTATGCTTGGATAAAACGAATACTTAAGTAGATATATAATATGTTACACTGTTAATCTAAAAATAAATGTCAGACAAAAAAAGACGCAGAATTTCTGCAGCCCACGAAGGCACTACAGTTGAACTGGTTGAAACCGTTCAAAAACCCACAGAACAATTTACAGAACAAGTAGCCAAGGATGATGGCAATGACTTTTCAGAATTCTATGATGAAAATGGAGAGTTCTTATGGGACGCATACGAGTCCACATGTCCTTCACATACTAGAAAACCTAATCCACACATTAAGACTCAGAACGGAGATAAGGTCTACTCAAGAGAACCTTATGCTCAGGAGATGTACGACATCTTAAGTGAGTATAGCCCTGAGATTAAACCTCAACTAAATGTTGGTGAAATTCATACTGGTTTTATTTACGGTATAGATCCGAATTGGATTACTGTAGACATCGGCTATAGAGAGTCGGTTTATGTAAAAACATCAAAAGAGTCTGAAGAAGTCAGAGCACTACTGCCAGGCGACGAGACTGCGGTTTTAATTACTGAAACTAAAGGTACGTTAAACGGTTCGATTACTGGTGGTGTGAAACACAAAACATTCATGGATCTTAGACAGGGTATCGAAGAGGGTAACACCGCTTGGATCGGTACTGTGAAGAACATGATTGAGAACGGAGGTTATATTGTAAAGGTTCAAGGTATCGACTGCTTTATGCCAGGTTCACTTGCAGGTATTAATAAACTATCTGACTTTAGCTCAATTGTAGGCGAAGAGATTTATGTGGTACCGGTAAGTTTCTCTCCAGAAAGAGGAACTGTTGTAGTCTCACATAGAAAATACTTACAGGCTTTAATTCCAAACGCAATAAAAGAACTTAAAGATAATATCGGCGCTGAGAAGACTGGTCTAGTGACAGGAACTGCTAAATACGGAGTCTTCGTAGAATTCGACAAGTGTCTAACTGGTATGATTCACACAAATGAATTAGACGAAGCAACCCAGGCTAAATTTAAAACAAGAGACATCAAGCCAGGCGACGAAATTTCATTCTTTGTAAAAGATATTATTAGCAATACTAAGATTACTCTAACTCAAAAAGAAAATACTACAGTTAGCCCGTGGATTAATATCAATACTAGGTATCAAATACCATCGGTTGTAAAGGCTGTTGTTAAAACTAAAAAAGAGTATGGGGTATTTGTAAACATTGAAGATGGTGTAACTGGCCTGCTTCATGTCAGCGAACTACCTAAAGATGCTTTAGATAACTATTCTACAGGTGATGACATAGATGTACAAATCACCAGAATAGACGAGGATGCCATGAAGGTATTCTTAAAGTTACCCCAATAACTATTGCCACAGAGTTTGATATATATTGAAACGTAATATCATACTCTCAATTGATGCAAAAGTTAGGAAAAGACGCACATAAAGGGCAAATACTTAATGCCGGCCAAATAGGTATCGAGTTTGAATTCTACTCAAACCTAGAATTGGAAGAGACGAGAGAGTCTTTATCTAAACTACTTAATAGAAAAATTAGGTTAGAAGATAAAGCTCACTCTGACTTTCAGCCATCTGCCGAGGTATTTAAAATGGAACCAGATATGTCTGGTGGTAAAGGGCTAATTGAATTAGTTACTGGTGCTCTCCCTTATAGAAATGCTAGGATCTTAATTATGAAGATGTTAGGTTGGATTCGCGAGAACGGTTATACAACTGATCGTGCATCTATTCACCTTAATATGTCTTTTAATCCAGATTATTTAGAAGACCCTCAGATGATTTCTAAAATGAACGTATTAAAGTTCATCTTAGAATTTGATGAGGCTAGAGTCTATAAGTATTTCCCTAATAGAGAGAATTCTACTTATGCAAAATCTATCAAATGGGTAATGCCTAAACATGAAGCGTTCTACTATAACGCTGATATGATTAATAAGGATAACTTTACATTTGCTAACACAAAGTATTATGGCATTAACTTTGAGAAGGCACAGAAAAACTATTTAGAGTTTAGATATATTGGCGGTAAAGATTACGAGAAGCGAACCGATGATATTCTACATTTAGCAGACTCTTTTATTATGGCTATATGGAGATCTTGCGCTGAACCAAGATTCTCACCTGCTAATAAAATTGAGTTACAGAGGATTCTAAGAAAGAATGAGCCTCTAATGGAAATGCTAAAAGACTATAAAGCAGTAAATAAATACTGGCCGAAGATAAATATATTAGTGGATCTGCAAGATGATCCGCGAGTAATATCTGTACAATGGGACAGATTTAAAAATAAAGTACTAGATCTTTTGTCAAACGGAACAATGGAAGAGGGCTTAATTAACTACGATTCGGACTACTCTACTGTACAAGTCAAAGACGGTAAGTTTAAGACTGCGTATATTTTAGATGGTTTTGAGTTTGTAAACTGTGAACTCTCTGGTAACATTGAGAATAGTGGCATATATGGTGGTAAAGTAAATGGTGCGCAAGTTTTAAGATCGCAGCTATATAAGGGCTGTGAAATAATAGATTCTAAGATAGAGTCTTCTTATGTGCATGGGAGCTGTACCGTGACTAACTGTTATGTGTTCGGAAGGGATGGTATCTTTAAAGGTAAAATGATTGGCGGTATTTTCAGAGAAGGTGGCGTTGGTCCACATGCTAGATTTGAAGATACAGAAGTAATAGTAAGTACAAAAATAAATACATAAAATGAGTGAAATTAGAAGTGGTAATGAAACTAATTTAGGCACTGAAAGAGATTTCGGACAGAATTGTCTCAATGCATTCTTACAAGAGTTAGGTGATGACCTAACCGGTGCTTGTATGGTTCCTGTTAACCTGCCACAAAGAGAAATTATTAACATAGTTAAAAGAGCTAAGAAATGGTTCTATAAAAACTATGAGGACTCTGTAAGAGAAAACTATTATCATATCCCTGCAGCAGTTTTTGGCTCAGCATATTTTAAAAGTCATAGATCTTTAAATCTACCTAGCGCAAGTGCTGATGGTTCAGGTGCAGTATTCTCTGTATTTGGAGTACATGACTTAGGCTCAGGTTGGAATAGTACAGGAACTAGCATGGATGTTAGATTCCAGGGTGGTGGTGACTTCGCAATTGAGAAGATGTTATTTAGAGGTATGTACGAAGGTGCTGGAGCAGCCGAGTCTGCATCAGAGCTAGAATACTATGTACTTAACCAATCTCTTGCAGATCTATCTAGACAAATTTTAGAAAACCCGATCTCTTTCCAGTACTCAAGATTAACTGGAGAGTTAAAGATATTAGGAGATACTCCAAAACAAGATGTAATACTTCATGTGTACGAAACCCTTCCGGATTGTGCACTTTATGAAGATGAGATATTCTTTAGATATTGTTCTGCAAAGATCAAATCTGCACTAGGTGCCAAATTAGGTATCTTCAAGTTTGCATTACCTGGTAATGTTGAATTTGACTATGACGCAATAAAAGACATGGGCGACACCGAATTAGAGTCGATTATTGAGGAAATTAAGGGCGATGAAGGCGTTGATTGGATGATGCATTCATAATAAGCCGAATACATATATAAATGGATTTTTACATTAAATATATTGGTGACCCTAACTATCAGACTAATGTGATACAAAACAACGGGGAGATCGAGCAGTTAATAGCTCAGATTGAAACTATGTTATTCACAAGAAAAAGAAGTGTGTTAGGTGCGCCTGATTTTGGCTGTAGTTTAGAAGATTTAGTTTATTCTCTAAATCAAAATGAGTTTCAAATTAGAAACGAAATAACGACTCAATTATTGAATTATGTGCCACTTTCTAAAAAGTATTCGACTAAAGTTGATGTGTCTTTCTATAAAGGAGAAGTTAGAGATATTTGTTATGTAGATATTACCATCAACAACGAGTATCAAATTAAAGTAAATTTAAGATAAATAACTAATGGCTGAATTAAAATTTTTAAGTGCACTAAGAACTCAGGCAGACCAAATAAAGGCTGATGCTCGTACGTATATTGCAAGAACGTATAAGAGAGCGGGTACTTTATTTACTGAGGCTTCACCGTTTGCGCAAATCGTAAACGTGATGGCAGAGTTAGGTGAACTAATTATGTTCTATGTAGAAGATGCTACAGTAGAACAAAACATATATACGGCTCAACAACCCGAGTCGATCTATGGTCTATCAAGACTGACTGGCCATGATGCAACTAGAGGTTTTGCTGCAACTGGTGAGATAGAATTTAGATGGAAAGTAGGTTCGGATCTAGGAAAGATTGCAGGTACTGGTTTAAACATTGATGCTAGATCAGAATTAAAATGTGAGAACAACGGATTAACTTATACTCTACTAACCTCACAAGAGAAGTTTAGACTAGAGAAGTCTAACAAATATAAGACTGCTACCGCTATTGTTCAAGGTCAATTTGAACAACAAACATTCACTGGGACTGGTGAGCCAATGCAGTCTTACAATGCTCAAACCAATACACTAACAGATCACTCGATGGTTTCAGTTTCTGTGAACGGTGAGAAGTGGACTAAACATGAGTCAATGTATGACCTACTCAACGAGGAGAAAGGTTACATTATTAAGACTGGTGTATCTGGTGGTTTAGACATCTACTTTGGTACTGGTAACTTTGGTGCAATGCCAGCTGCTGGTTCTGATATTGTAGTGGAATATGTAAAACATAAAGGTTTTGCAGGTAACCTAGACGATGGACAGGATATTATTTTAAAGTGGGATGCAGAAGGTACTGACTCAAACGGAGACGGGTTTGATCTAAATGAGTATTTAGAAGTAACTGTAACCTCTTCACCAAAAATGGGTGGAGACGCAGAGTCAACTGACTTTACTAAGCTAATGGCGCCTCTCGCTTCCAAATCTTACGTCTTAGCAACTCCAGACAATTACGAGTATTTCTTATCAAGATACGGTATGTTCTCGTATGTGGATGCTTACAACACGACCTCAGATGAATACCTAGATGATGATAATGTTATCTATATCTTTGCTATTCCAGATATAAAAAGAAAGTTATTAGCGAACCAAGACTACTTCTCGATTCCACAGAACGAAATGTTCTTTGACCAGAATGAGTATGATAAAATGTCACAAGTGATTCAGGATAGTGGTCAGCAAATGGTAACAACTGAAGTTATTTTTGTAAAACCTCAGATTAGAAAGTACAGTATGGATATTAACATCAGATATTTTGAGGGTTACACAAAACAAGAAATTTACAATGAAGTAAGAGCCCGAGTGAGCGACTACTTACTGAATATAACAAGAAGAGATAAACTACCTAAATCTGATATTGTGTATATCCTAGAAGAGATTGATGGTATTGATGCAGTAAACGTGAGATTCATCTCAGAAACAGAAGAGACAGCTAGACGTCTGGGTTACTATGAGTCTAAGACTGTGTCTGTTGTCCCACAAGAACCTGTAGTACTAGAAGAAATTGGTAACGGCAAACAAAAATATATTTTCTTTAAGCGCATAGAGGAAGTGAAGACCGTACAAGTAGATGAAACTACTCAAATTCCTTATACAGTCGCAGGCCTTGATGAATGGGGAGACATTATCATGGAACACGAAGAAGTCGCTGTCTTTAGAGGCGGATGGCAAGATCGTGATGGTGATGAGATTGTAGATGGAACAGCGATTAACGCTGAAGCTGCGCTTAGTGTGAATTTTGATGAAACGCCGGTACCTAGAACAATATACACTAGAGTACAGGCTGGAAATAGAAAAGCCTTGAAATAATGTTATTTAAAGATCTATTAGTTTACAAGCGTAAAAGGCTGTATAAAGTAGCCAAGCACAGAAAAGACCAGAACTTAAATGTCAAATATGACTATAAGCAGAATGGTCTATTGAAAAATCAGCTTTCACCATTTATTCAAAGAAACCAGACAATGAGAGAATTCTTATTGTTTGTAAATGATTATATTGTACATCTTTTAGATCAGGTTAGATACTTAAAGAATTACAAGAACTTTACGATAGAAAAAGACGACGATAGAGTAAGATAATATGTGGAATAATTTAAGATTCTTTAACGGTGTTGATACAGAGCTACAGCTGGTCCAAGACGAAGATGGCGTTTGGACTGGTAAAGTTTATATGCCTGAGGTATCTACTCATCTCTATGAGACAGTGAACCTGTTTATCTTAGAGGAGTGTACTCTATCAGGTGATACTGTTATCAACAAGCCTATCTCACCAGATGGCGTGATTACCACATTAGACTTTAGCTGGCAACCAATTGAAGCTGATGAGTCTAAAGATGTAATCATGTATGGTATGAGAATGGACGGCGGTAAAGCCTATGTTAAAGAGTTGACTACACAGTCTATCGAATTAGCCCCGTTTTCTACAATAGATTCACAAGATGCTAACTGGTTAAAAGCAATTAACCAGCATGAGAACATTGCAGTACAGGTAAACATTGCAGTTTCATCTGAGTATGAAGGTATTCATAAGAGAACTTTACAGGTTAAAGCAGCCGGCGAGCTTGTCGCTCAGATTCAATTCTACACAGAGGTAGAAGCAGAGGACGAGAGACTAAAAGTCTTACTAGGTAACTTAGGTGCCTCTTTAGAGGAAGAAGACTTTATGATATTCAAGTCGCATGACATCTCGGAGATGCACCCTGACTATCAACTCCTAAACAGAAAGAGAAGAGAGTTACTGTTAGAGTTAAATAACATCAAACCGTTTATTGGTACATATAAGGCAATCCTAAATGCGATTGACTTCTTTGGCTATGATAAGATTACACTTAAAGAGTATTGGATTAATGTAGATAAAGACTCAAAGACTTTCGGTAAACTACATGCTATCCCAGTACCTAACTCATCGGTTAGAGGTGAGATGACTAGAAAGCGTCTGAAATTTAAGATGCCTTCTTCAACTCAAAAGAAAACTAGTAGATTCTCTTTAGTCTATAGATTAAATGAGCCGAATGGTACTTATGACCAGTGGGATTTCGCTAATGTAGACGAAGTGTTTGACTACACACCAGAAGAAGTCCTAATCAAATTATATGGTCTTAAGAATAGACTGCAACGTGATTTTTTACCCCTCGAAGCTAAAATCGTAGACATCACAGGGGAAGGCGACTATTTTGCTCAGAAGAACTTGAACATCTGGAAGATTCAAAACCCAATCTCATTCTTCACTGAAGGACACAGAGTAAAGTTTGATGTATTCCCTAACGATAGAGATCTGTTTATTGAAGATACATCAATGGTATTGAAGCCAAGCCTAGATCAAGATGATTCAACCAATAACTACACAACTTTCTTAAACCTAGGTATTGGCGAAGAGGCTGACTTAACAGAGGCTCAAAGAACAGAATTAAAATCTGTGTACGAAACTTTCTATGAGACATATCATGATAGAGAGATGGATTCATGGAACTCAAATTTTGAAAAGACTACAATTCCAATTGGCTGTCCGGTTATCTTAGACTCAATGGAGTCTTGGGATGATGTATGGGACGAGGCTCAGTTTGTCTGGGACGACGCTGTTGATGCGAATGCACAACTTAAAGTGACTTGGGAAAACTGGTGGAAGAGATGGGTCTACGAGGTTGAGTGGATTATTGATGGACCTAATGGATGGCATAAAGAATATAGAGGCCCGATCGATGACTATAAGAGATTACCACTTAATCTACCCTATGTTGGTGGATATACAGTTGAGCTAAGATTCTACGATCTGTTTGGCCACATGTCTTACTATAAGAAGTCAGATATGTTTGATGTAAAACTAAAAGAGTTAGAACTATATGGTATCTACAAGTGGTTAGAGTCTGACGATAAAGACCGAGTTGCTACTTGGGATTCAAAGACTTTAGGTTGGGATAAATCAGGTGGTTACTGGAATTTTGCACAAGATAACCCAGATAAAATCGCTGATAACATTGCAACCTTCTATCAAACCCTAGATCGTGCTAACTATCTGCATAGAGAAGAGGACCAAGGTGTAAGATTCTCAATGGTAAGAAGATTCATCGATCCATTCTCAGATACAGGTTACTCGGAAACTACCGGACCTTATCAATGGGATGAATGTTCATTTAGATGGAAAGATACAGTACATAACTGGTGGGATAATATGAGGGTCGGTCCAGATCTAACTGCATCATTTAAGATTGATTGGATTGAGCAGGGTGATACATTAAAGATTGTACACAAAGACCCAACGACTAACGTTGAAACTATTGGTCAACATGTGATTACATCGCCAACACCTTCTAGTGCATCCGATATATCTGATTGGGAAGCTATTGTCGCTGAGCTAGAAGCTAGCCAAGATCCTATCATTGCTAAATTTAACTATAACCCAATCTTCCACGATGAAGATGCGGATAGTGATATTGATAGCCTAGATAAATTATACTTTATTCTATGTTCTGGACAAGAGTATTCTAGAACCTATGACTTTGAAAGTGTTGAGATTATCAAGGCAGATCCTAACTCTGTTTCTGCAGTCAGTGGCGAGGTTCACTCGGTTGCATACAATCCAAGTTGGGATAATTTAAAAGTATTTAAAAACTGGGCAGAAGTTGAAAGATCTACCCATGTCACTATATCTACAGATATTTCTAAGTTCCCTGGCGCAAGAAAGCCAAAATGGACTATTACTAATATAAGTAACCCAAATATCAATGATATATACTATAATAATATGTGGCTTACGTACATTTTCCAAGAACCGGGTGATTACTCGATTCAACTGGAAGCGGAAGACACGTATGGAAATAAGAACGTTGTACAACGCAACATGTTAAAAGTAAAATAAACGAAAAATGGCAAACATTACTGAAATTTTAGGTACAGACTCGGTTTCATCTTCAAGACCAGTTATTAACAGTAACTTCGAACTTTTGAACGACGAGTTAGCTTCTGTAGTTGCTCTTTTAAACCCTACTACTGGTGTATTAAGTGGTTTATCAAATGCAACATCTCAGCAGTTAAACGTAGTTGATGGTGTCACTCTATTATCTGTGAGCTCGAACGGTGCTTCAGTTGGTACTGCTGCAACATTTACTTCATCTGTTAACTTTGGCGGCAAGATCGTTAAATCAGGTGTTGTAGGCTCTGCTGCAACAGCAACTACTGAATTATCACCAAGTGCACTAGATAAGGGTACATACTTTATCGATGGTACATTTACACTTCCGGCAGGAGATGATGGACAAGAAGTTACTCTAATCAATGTAGCAGCAAGTGCTGTAACTGTACAGGCTAACACGTCTGTAGCATCACTAGGCGCAACAGCGATTGAACTAAGTGGTCTTAACTCGACTGTAACATTAAGATGTTTTGATACTAAATGGTACGTTATCGGATCTAATTTAGCATCAATCACTTAAATTAAAAATTAAACCGAAACTGTAGATGGCAACTCCATTAGTAAGAATACCACAGCCGCAAGGTGGCACGATGTACGCTTTCGCTTCAGCAGCGAGAGATATTACCAGAGCCTTTAACAGCGCTGACATCAACTTTGAGTTTAGTAAATTCGCTTTACTAGACCTACCTGATTTCACGCAGTCTGTTGACGGTGCAAACGCAATTGACTTTGAGTTAAACTTAAAGCAACCTTCTGGTCAAGCGTACAACGCGACTATGCCGAATGTGGATTTCGCACAAACATTCCAAAACTATGCACTGAACTTAGAAGAGATACTTCTAAAGGATGATGACTATGACCCAATCATCTTGGCATCTGATGCTGAGAAGATTTTCTTTAAGTGGTTATCAGCTCTAGGTGCAATTGATTTTAGACCAACTGATTCTAATGAGAGTTCAACAGGTGCTTACGCTGAGAATGATAACGCAATCTTAGGTGGCGCGAACTACGATAAAGTAGTAAAGTATTTGGGCAGTATTGACGCTGAGAACGACGTAGCGTACCAAGGCAATACTTACCATGAAGTCTATATTAACGTGCCAACATCGATCGGCTATACGCCTCTGGTGTTGTTTAAGCCAACAGACTATAACACATCTGCAACTAAGGCTTACCCGACTGATGTAAATGCACAGAATGTTGAGGGTAGAGAGGGTCAAAATCACCCAGACCCTAATATCAATTTAGAACCTGTAGTAGATGCATGGACCTTAAACTCAGGCCCATACTATGACATTCAAACGAATGCGACAAATTCAGTTCAAATTGACTGGGACACGGCTTCTTATGAGCCAATTCAAAATAATCCAGATGTTCAATCATTATTGGATTATGCAAAGACTGGACAACAGTTCAGATTCAACGCCGTTTTAGTTTATTACGATTTATATAGCTCTTCTGTACCAGCTAATAGAGCAACAAACCTATATGGTATCTTAATCTTAGATGATATTACAGATGCCTATGGCCCTGGATCTAAAATCCACGAGCAAATTAAGTTTAAGCCAAATGAAGTTACTGGCTTAAATGGTAATGCGTTCTCGCTAAAGTTAAATCTTAAATTTAACTCTTCATTAGATAACGTAGGTGTCGAGACAAGTGTAAATGACTTTACTACTTTCTCAATGGACTTATTCATGGACACCACTACCGCGTTAGAGAATGCAACTGATCTATTACTACAGGCTAATAATAGATATAATAAAATTGTAGAAAGATTAGACTCTTTAGAAAATATCATCTTAGGTACTGCACAAGCTTCAGCACTTGAGAGTAGAATTAAAGAGTTAGAAGATGACTTTACTGCGTCTTCTCTACAGTTACAAGATTCAGCTGCACTGTTAAGCCTAATCAACAATGCACATACAAAAATTAATCAACTGATTGATGGTACGATTCCAGTAGAGTTACAGTATAATACAGATGTAATCTTTGCAGGTAGAGGTACTACAGTTGATAAATCTATCCCTGGTAAAATTAAAGTAAACAACGAGGTTGACGGTTATGTAGTATCTGATGTTTACAAATGGGACATTGCATCTCAGATTACAACAGGCGCGTTAACAGCAGCAAATCCTTTTGATAATTCACAGGCAAACCAATATGGTGTTTGGTCTAAATTAAACCAATACACTAATAGATTAAGCTTAAACAACTTATTAAACCAAGAGGTGCTAAACAGTAACCTCAATATATACATTGATGATTCTACCAACGGTTGGAAAAAGGGTCAAGTGTTTAAAGTTGCGATTGATAGAATTGATGTAAATGGTAAAGATATTAATGTATGGACCAACAAGTCTGGTGGTTTCACTACAAGTATCACTACTATCGCACCATCTCAATTAATCACAGATAAACCTTACTTCGAGATCGTTTGTACAGATCCAGTCAATTATGTATTTGAAGTAGATATTTTAAGATAATATGAACACGAACAACTCTATATCTAATTCTCTAAAGAAACTGCTAGAGATTAATACTAACTCGCTAAAGACGTTCGAACGTATTAACGAAGCAGTAACCACAAATGAAAAATCTATCTCGTTAGAAATTCTAACTGACGAGGGTACTAAAATAGTATCAATTCCTGGATTTGGTTACATGAAGAGAGAACTAGAGCGTCTAGATAATAATCTAAAGGCTCTATCTGGATTAGGTAAAGGTTCGACTAAAGTGAAATTACCAGATGGTACTTTCCAAAATATAGTTACTACTTCATTAAAGACTCCGGCGAACGACATCTCATCATTGGCTAGACCAACTGCTTTTATCTCAAAGCCTAACTACTTTGCAGAGGATTTCTTAAATCCTATGTTGGCTACAACAATTGATGTAAGTGGTCAAATTCCAAATGACACAGAAAGAGTCCTAGTAAAAAGAATTTTATTTGATGGTACTAATCAGGTAGCTGTAGATTTCTTTAACGATAACTATAGAGACCAAGATAACATTGATTATCTAACAGCGATTAGAGATATTGTCAACAACAACATCGCATATACTCTAGACGAAGAGCTAAGAGATATGCCATATAGAACTACCCAATACACAGGCTCATTCGATGTACTTTCTATTTCAAACTCACAAAGAGAAGTTATCGAAGCGGGTGTAACTGTAAAACAGGCTATCAAACTTTATACTTTAGATAAGTTAACCTACTCGGATAACGATAAAGATCTAGATGAGACTGAATTACTCCGCGTAGGAGACCAACTGATGGTCACTGGTGGTTCTAAAAACACAAGATATGTGATTGACAAACTAGACGCTTCGACGCGTCAGGTTGAGCTTAGATTGCTCGAAGGCTATGAGGCTATTAAGATCGGCGCAGGCGTTCTGTCAATCTATAAAGCAGAAGATAATAATCTGGATATTGAAGTACCAGTTGGATTTGATGAAAGAGTCTTAATGTTCGTAAAGGCATTAGACCCAGAGTCAAAACTCTTAGCTGAGAAATGGTCTCCTGGTGTTGGATTCTACTCAAACGATCTAGAGATTCTACAAGAAGACGGTACAATTATCCTGTTATCTGACTACTATAAAGCGAACGTAGCTGATTTCGGTAAATTTATCATGTCTATTAAAGAGGACAACATTCCACCTGCGACAGTTGGTGTGACTCCTGATGCTCCTACTTTAAGTGCGGATAACTTTAAGGTTGTACAAATCAATAAACACTTAACTGAGAACGATACTGCTGATAAGATTAAGAAATTATCTGCTGATAAAGCCGCAGTACTAGAAGCTGTTAAAAAATTAGACGACACAATTTCTAAGAAGAGATCTGAAATTGCAACTAAGAAATACAGTTCACAAGTTCAGAAGGATAAAGATAAAAACGAATTAAATGCGTTAATTGAAGAAAGAGTATCTGAGTCTAAACTTTACAACTCGATTGTAACTCAGATTCAATCTCTATCTGCTTCTTCTAACGCAACTAAGATTGCACCTAAATACAGAATTAGAGGTTTCTGGGCTGTACCTGCACCTAAGCAAGTTGCAGATACTCTAGACCAAAATGTCGTACAGTTTATTGTACAATATAGATACCTATCTACTTCTGGTAAAGCTGCTGAAGCTTCTCAACTTACATTTACAGATGAAGGTAGAGAAAAGCAGGCAATCTTCTCAAACTGGAATGAAAAGAAAACTGTCGTTAGAGAAAGAGCTAAGTCTATTGATTCTAACGGAGATATTGCTAATAAATTTACATGGCAAGACACTAAGATCGAAGATGGTCAAGAGATTAACTTTAACCAATTAGATATTGCGATTAACCAGGGTGAATTAGTAGAGATTAGAGTTAAATCTGTCTCTGAGGCTGGATTCCCTTCAAACCCGATTCTATCTGACTGGTCAGAGCCAATCCAAGTTTCATTCCCAGAAGAAGAAATTGATACAACTGATGTTGCTGCAGTAGTTGAGGTTAACACTGCTGAATTAGCAAAAGTAGAGATTGTTGAAGAGCTAACTGCACAGGGAGTTTACACTCACGTTGGCGATGCGTTTACAGCAAATGAAAACTATTATGCACACGTTGCAACTAACATTGCATCTGGATTCTTATCTCCGGAACAAAAACCAATTTCAGTCTATGACAAGATAGCGGAGTTAGAAGCTCAGATCGCAGGCCTTAAAGGTACTGTTGAAGCAGAGGTTGGTGAACTACTTGTTAAGATTGTCTCTGAAGATGGTACGGTAACTAATGTTGTTAAAGACACTACAACTCAATTATTTGCAGGTTACTATGTAGATGAGGTTGCAGATCTATCTGTTAGAAAAGGACATATTGTAACTAAGACATTTAAACTACAATTAGAAAATAGTAAAGCTACTAAATTAGAATTAGTATCTAGATTGATTGGTGATAGAACTAAGCCGGTTTACAAGTCGGTGAACCCAGGTACATCTGAACATGATAATGGGTTTGGTTTAGCACTTAACGATCAGGGTAGCTCTGCGGTTGACAATAAAGTGGCTAGAGATAGTTACTATCAAGAAGAGGGTAATTATGACCTAGTACCTATTCAATACCAGAACATAGGTTCTGGCTCTGGTTCAGGTACTTATGATAATACTTACGACGCTCCTTATCAATCAATGCAGAGAAGAGGTCAATTTATCTACAGTAGATATATGGACATTGCTAACCAGAATCCACACTACGTGGTATCTCCTCTAACTCCGGTAGCTAACGCTAAGATTGAAGACTACGAGTATGAATTAAGTCTAAAAGAAGGTAGTTCAAAATGGGCATCTGGCTCTGGATTTATCTGGTCAGGTGGATTCACGGATTATACTGGAGATTGGGACCCAAGTAAAGTAGAAACTACTAGTACATCAGAGGTAACTTTAAGTGGTTACAATACAGGTCTATTTGTACATAAAGACCACCCACTACTAGAAAACATCTGGGATAACGTTGCAGTTACTCAGGGTTCTGGTTCTGGTGCAGGTGCTGGTAATTTTACAGACGCTGATTTTAATACTCTAAAAGAGAGTATGATTTTCTCAATGCCTAAGACCGCAACTCAAGCAACAGGTAATACTGTTTTCAGCATCTTTGGATATGACTTAATTTCAAATCAGATTACAGCTAAACAACAGACTGCATATCACTCTGGTAACGACCTATTTACACAAGAGTCTTATGAAAGACCAATCAAAATGTCTTTCGACGCTAGCGACCAGTACATGCTAGGTGGTAGATCTTGTGGTGCGTTCCTATTTATGTCACCTGTTAATATAGACAGCTTAAAAGTAAGCGGTGAAACTAAAAGATCTTCAAAGGAGATTAAAGCCAAAAAAGATAACGAGTCTAACGCAGTTTCAGTAGACATTGTATTCCAGTACAGAATGACTGACTATTTCGGAAATGACGAGGCCGTTGATACGGGTAGAGTTGGTGGTTTTGCAAGACTTGCATTTAACAACTTGACTTATACCAAGAAAATAGGTTTAGATATTTTCGACAAGTACGGCGAACAATTCTCATTTGATTTAGAAGTGTTTGCTAAGTATGGAGCGAAAGGTAAAAACCTCAATTCGATTAGAGCTGCTCAGTTACTTAGATAATACAGTGTATCTGGCTGTTAAGGCGGATATATAATAGAGAGAAATCTCTACAATAAGATTAAAACTGAATGGCAACTTACGTAAGTATACAATTATCTAACAATTACAACGATGCAGCATCTGCATGGGCTGGACAACTAGGCGGCGTCGGTATTACAAAGTACTATGATGAAGACGCTCAGGCTACTACAGATCTTGTAGATGGTGATATTGTTTTAAACACTCAAGATACTAACGATATATTCAACGGAAATGGTAGTTGGTATTTTGGTGTTGTAAGTAATGTAAGTAATACCGCAACGTACCCTGCAGTTTTTCAAGTTGATGCTAGTGGTGTTATATCTAATCTAAGTCTTACTGAGCCAACTACAACAACAGAGGCTACAACAACAGAGGC